GCCGGCGCGCTAGGTTAGCACGTATACTATACTTGATAACTACGTGCTAACTGACAGCTTCTCACTTTTTACCCAGAGGGTACGGCGATGCGACGGATGGGAGCAGGTAAGGGTCGGTCCGCAAAGCGGTTTAAGGCCCGTGCAGGGAAGACGATGGCGCTCAATCTTCGGAACCCGCTGCGAGGCGGTTGGAGGCTGTAAGCGTGGCGTGCCATCATCCGTTTCGGATGTGGCGATATGACGGCAAAGTTACGCTGAGAAGGCCAGAGTCTGATGATCGCGAAGCGATGGATATGCCGTGTGGTGGCTGTCTTGGTTGCCGTATGGACCGAGCTAGGTCGTGGGCTATCCGTAATCGTTTGGAGTTGGCGAATCATGAGAAAGCGTGCTGGATTACACTCACGTATTCGGATGAGAACTTGCCCGCGTATCGGTCCGTTCGGCGAGATCATCTCTCCGGCTACATTAAGCGTTTACGAGCGCGTCTGTCGTCTGAAAAAATCCGATTTTTTGGTTGCGGAGAGTATGGCGAGCGTGGTGGGAGACCTCACTATCACGCGATTTTGTACGGTATCGACGGTTCTGAGACCTCGATACGTAAGAGTTGGACGGCGGGGCATGTGGGAGTTCATGCGCTAACGCCGGCCGCGATAAAGTATGTGGCAGGATATTGTTCGAAAAAGGAGGGCTGGCACGGCCAGTTTAAAGAGACTCTTGACAAAGAGACTGGTGAGTTGTATGGTCGTGAAGCGCCTTTTTTGTTGATGTCGAGACGTCCTGGTATAGGCGGGGACGCTCGGAGACATTGGATGAGTTGGTCGCGTTATGCGGTGTTGGATGGTACGAAGTATCCAGTGCCGAGGTATTTGCACGAGGCGTTTAAGAAGGAAGCTGATCCGTGGTTAGTTGAAGAAGTGCAGTATGAACGTTGGAAGCATCGCAAGGCGTTGTCACGTGAGGAGTTGGATGCGGCTGAGGCGAACGCCAAGTCGCGGTTGTCACTTCAATCACAGAGGAGAACGTACGGATGATGAGCATGTATGCGATTCGGGACAAGGTTGCGGAGAGCATTGGGCAGCAGGTGTGGCTGTTTAAGGCCGACGCCGCTGCTATTCGTTTTTTTCATGATGTACTGAGCGACGCGAAGTCGTATCCGGCGCAGCATCCTGATGATTATGAACTGCTGAGTCTTGGGATTCTTGAGGACGATGGCACGTTTATGGGTGCGCCGATGGTCATTTTTTCTGGCACGCAGTGGAAGCAGGCGAAAGACGCTGCTGAGGCTGCCAAACTTGATGAGGCGATTGGTTAATGGCTGGGTATCAGCTTCCCGCGCGTAAGCTTGCGAGTCAGCAAGATAGCGCGATGATTCAGCGGCCGGATGTGCCGCGTTCGAAGTTCATGGGTTCGTTTACGCGTAAGACTACGTTTAATTCTGGTCTTCTCGTTCCGTTTTTGGTTGATGAAGTGTTGCCGGGCGATCATCTGAAGTATGATTGTACCGCGTATGTGCGTATGGCCACGCCGTATTTTCCGATGATGGATAATCAGCGGATTGATACGCACTTTTTCTTTGTGCCCAATCGACTGGTGTGGTCGAATTGGAAGCGGTTTATGGGTGAGCAGGCTTCGCCTGATCAGAGTATTTCCCTGACGATTCCCACGATGACGTGGAACGCGGGAAGCGAAGTCGGTGTTGGTAGTATTTGGGATTATTTCGGTTTGCCTGTGACTGGAACAGGTCAGCTTATCGGTGGAATTAGCGTAAACGCTTTGCCGTTTCGCGCGTATAATCTGATTTATAGTGAGTGGTTCCGTGATGAGAACCTTATTGCGTCACCGACGTTGAATGTTGGTGATGCCGCGGCATTTGCGTCCACTATTGGTGTTGGTGGTTTTCCGTTTCGTAGAGCAAAGTCGCAGGATTATTTTACGAGTGCGCTACCGTGGCCCCAGAAGTTCACGGCGCCGTCGATTCAGTCGGCGGTGAGTGGACTTGGTATTGCTGCTGCTGATCTTAATGTAGGCACTGGTCCTATCGGCGCGGTCATTGATACGTTTTCACAGCCGAGTAATACGTCGTATTCGAATGCGTATAATGGAACTGTGCCGTATTGGATGCGTGCTACGTCTGCGGGGTATCCGCAGGTGTACGCTGAGGCCAGTGTAAATTCGTTTCGGCAGGCGTTTCTTGTGCAGCAGTTGCTGGAGCGAGATGCTCGTGGGGGCACTCGTTATACCGAAATTGTTCGTTCACATTTCGGTGTTGTGTCTCCGGATGCTCGTCAGCAGCGGCCGGAGTATATTGGCGGCGGGTCGTCCGCGCTCAATATCACGCCGGTGGCTCAGACTACCGGTGGTGCTGGTACCGTTGGTGTGCTTGGTGCAGCCGCTACTGCGGTTGGTAAGCATATGGCTTCATATGCATCGACTGAGCACGGTTATGTGATTGGTTTGATTTCTGTGCGATCTGAGTTGTCGTACAATCAGGGTATTCCGCGCACGTTTAGTCGTCAGACGCGTTATGATTTTTATTGGCCGTCGCTTGCGGGTCTTGGAGAGCAAGCTATTCTGCTGAAGGAGATTTACGCGACTGGTGCTTCTGCTGATAATAATGTTTTCGGTTATCAGGAGCGCTGGCATGAATATCGGACTCGGTATTCTGAGGTGACTGGACGTTTTCGCACCAACGCGACCAATACGTTGGCTGCGTGGCATCTGGGGCAGAATTTTGCGTCGGCTCCGACGCTAGGTCAGACCTTTATTCAGGATACGCCGCCGATGTCGCGTGTGCTTTCAGCTGGGCAGACGGCCGCTGATCAGAATATTGAGTATCTGGCTGATATTCTGATTCAGCGTGAGGCGGTTCGTCCGCTGCCGATGTTTGGTACGCCTGTTACGCTTGGTCGGTTCTAATGGCTTTTCCCGCGATCCTAACAACGTTAGGTAAAGCGGTTGGTAAGCTTGCTCCCGCCGCCCTAGATATTTTGGGGCGGCGGCAGCAGAACCAAGCGCAGCGTGCGGAAGCGCAGAGGGCTGAGGCGTTTGCGGAGCGTATGTCGTCGACGCAGGTGCAGCGGCGAAAGGCCGATTTAGAAGCAGCAGGTTTTAATCCTGCGTTAGCGTTTGGTGATAGCGCTAGTTCCCCTGGGGGAATTCAGGCGCAGATTGGGGGTGAGTTGGGCGGCGCGGTGTCGTCCGCACAGGCTGCCGCGATGAATCGCGCGCAGCTTGAATTGGTTCGAAAACAGATGGAGATAGCCACTCAGCAGGGTGTTAAAGCTAAGGCGGAGGCTGCAGTGGCGGGTTTTGATGCGCAGAAGCGTAGTGTTGAGCAGCGTGTTTGGAATGCTGTAGCGACTGGGCAGGATATTAGTTTGGATTCGCCTTTGGCGAGAAGTATTGCGTCGCAGTTTGAAGCGACGAGTATGGCTCCTGATTCTATTCGTGCGTCGAATTCCGCATTGGCTGCTCAGGCGAATGCGTCTCGTACAAGTGCGGCTGTACAGGAGTTTGACAGGAAGTTTTTGGAGCAGATGCAGACAGATAAGGGAAATTTTGCCAAGTTTTTGAATATGATTGTACCCGTTCTGAGGTTGTTTAAATAATGGCGTATTCTCTTGAGGATCTTGCAGCGATTGCCGCGAAGTCTGTTAATTGTGATATTGTGTGTAGTGTTGAAGAGGATATGACGCGGCAAGAGTTTAAGGAGGAGTGTGATGTAAATCACATTCTGCGTCAGCATGGATATCAGGTGCGACCTGTTGTGTATGGGGAGCATGATTTTGACGCTGATTTGACGGCGAAGATGCAGTCAAGATCGGTGTTTCAGTCGTTTTATGAGGCTGCGCCTGATTTTGTTCGGGATAGGTATCCCGATCTTGGGTCGTTTATGGCCGCATTTGGCTCAGGAGCGTTTGAATCACCCTCAGGAGGGGTAGAGCCGCCGTCAGGCGGGTCGACGCCTTCTGAGGGTCAGCAAGCCGGCGAAGCCGGCGCGCTAGGTTAGCACGTATACTATACTTGATAACTACGTGCTAACTGACAGCTTCTCACTTTTTACCCAGAGGGTACGGCGATGCGACGGATGGGAGCAGGTAAGGGTCGGTCCGCAAAGC